CAACAATATACTTAGAAACATCTGGACCAAGATCTGGTCATTCTACTATTTATGAAATAGCATCCATTGAGCCAATTATAGGTTTTTTAAATACAATAGAATATTATAAGGTCATACTAAGAAGATCAGAAAATCAGGCAACAGACCTATGACAAAATTAATAATTGACACTAAGCAACTAAACAAAGATATGCGTAATATCATTGCTTATTCTGAAGGATTTCTTGAAGGAGTTCAAAAAGGCAAAAAAAGATTTTTTACTAATCTTGGAAAAATGCTTATAGAGTCAGCAAAACAATTTATAGATTCTAGCGCAAGACTAAACCCTGCAATGCTTCACCACGTATATGAATGGCAAAAAACTGGAAGTCCAAATGCAAGACTTTATAACATTAATTATTTTATAAATGACAATGGGCTATCATTTAACTATACATTTTCTCAATCATCAACAATTAAGGATGGATCAAATCAACCATTTTACGATAAAGCAAGAATAATGGAACAGGGCATACCAGTAACAATTGCCCCAGTAAATGCTGAGGTTCTTGCTTTTGATTATCAAGGAGAAGAAATTTTTACAAGAAATGAAGTTACAGTAAATAATCCTGGAGGAGAACAGGTTAAAGGTTCTTTTGAAAAAGTATATTCAGAATTTTTTACAAAGTATTTTAGTCAAGCATTTTTAAAGACAAGCGGTATAATGGATTATCTAGAAAATCCAGTTCTATATAAAACAAATTTTTCAAAAGCAAAGAACCGTGGAAAACAATTTGGAGTACAGGTTGGGTATAGTTGGATAGGAAATGCAGGTATCGTAAATGGCTAATGACTCACTATTAAATACACCAGTTTTATGGGTTAACAAATATTTGCAGGAAAAAATAACAATTAGTGGTTTTGGTATTCCATTCTTCCCATCTTTTCCATCATCTATAGACGATTTAACAGAACAATGGATTACGGTACAAGATACAAGATATCCATATGCTGGGGTATTGGGCACATGGGACAGACTATTTAGAATGAACAAAAAGGGTTTCCCTCATATTAAATGCGAACAATTAATGTATTATTTTTATGCTACAGAAAGCAATGTAACAGAGAGAATGGTTCAGGTCCAGGAGGCTATATTAAGGCTTATGGACAGAATGGATGAAACAGGACAAGAGATCAACGATTGGTGCTCTAATAGGCAGGTAAACCTTGGAACAGCCTCAAATCCAGACCTCATAGACTGTCAGTTCTATTTTCATAATTTTAAAGTATATCAACTTGAAGAAGTAAGAGATATTATTGATTTTGGTACAGCCCGTACTTATGGAGGAAACAAGATAATTATTGAGTTTGACTACCATCAAACTGGAGATTTGGCTAGCGCTGGCTGGTCTCCTGAGACTAGACCTACACAAAAAATAACCATATAAAAGACTGATATAATTACAATGAGGAAACAGCGCCAAACAACTTAATAACCCTATTTAGGAAAAAGAGGTGAAAATATGGCTAACTATAGTCGTGGTACATCAACTAACATTATCGTTGGTGCAGCAGCAGTATTTATTGCTGATACAACACTAACACCAGCAGACGTAACTGCTTTTGAGTCTTCAAAGACTTTCAGAGACACACTTACTAACGATGCTGACTATACCAATGTTGGTTACACAATGAATGGTCTTGAACTGCAGTTCCAACCTGACTTCGGTGAAGTTAGAGTTGACCAGATTCTTGACGTTGCAAAACTTTACAAGCAGGGAATGCAGGTTAACCTTGCAACTGCTTTTGCTGAAGCAACACTAGAAAACCTTCTTCTTTCTTTGGCTTATAACGATGACGAACTTTCAGGTACAAAGTCATCTTCAGCGGGACGTGCACTTAACCTTTCCGCAGGAGATATTGGCGAATGTCCAGTAGAACGTGCTATCGTTGCAGTAGGCCCAGGAACAGGAGATTGCGTAGATTCTTCTTACGTAGAGCGTGTTTACACAGCATACCGTGCACTTTCAATTGAAAATGTTACAGTATCAGCAAAGCGTGACGAAGCATCTATGTTTGAGGTTTCATTCCGTCTTCTTCCAGAAGACACATCAGGTTCATATGGTAAGATCGTAGATCGTACCTGGACACCTGCTTCATAATTTAATTAATTATACGACTTGGCCCATCTCTTCGGAGGTGGGCTTTGTTGTTTGGTATAATGAATTAATGGCTACTAGAGTATATACAATACAAAAAATAACATTAGTTGATGGAACAGAGTTAGAACTTGGTCCATTAAAAATAAAATATCTAAGAGACTTTATGGATTGTTTTTATCGTATTAATGAATCAACCACAGAAGAAGACGCTATATCTGTTTTAGTTGAGTGTGCAAGAATAGCGATGCAACAATACTATCCAGAGATATCAAAGTCTACTGAGTTAATTGAGGACAATATGGATCTTCCAACTATATATAAAGTACTTGACATTGCTGGTGGAATAGAAGTAAGCAATAAATCTGAAGAAAATGTTAAAGATCAGGCAATTAGGTCAGACGAGAGAACATCGTGGAAAGATCTTGATTTAGCAAAACTTGAGTCAGAGATATTCACTCTTGGCATCTGGAAAGACTACGATCAACTAGAAAGAAATCTATCAATGCCAGAGTTAGTGGCAACAATGTCTGCAATTAGAGAATTAAGTTATCAAGAAAAAAAGTTTATAGCAGCAATACAGGGAGTTGATATTGATTCCCAGGCTGGTGAAGAAAGAGGACAAAAAGAGTGGGAAAACCTAAAAGCAAGGGTATTTTCTAAAGGAGCAACAGAAGACTCTGATGACGTTCTGGCTTTGCAGGGTGCAAATGCACAAAAGGCTGGTTTTGGAATTGGCATGGGCTTAGATTATGAAGATCTAAAAGACCCTTCTGTTATGCTATAATTAACTTAGCCTTATAGGAGGGGTAAAATAAATGAGCACTACCGTAAATGAAGAAAAAACAATCGTTTTGATTGACGGTACTAAGGTTAATATCAGACCACTAAAAATCTCTCTTCTTCGTGAATTCATGAAGAAGTTTGAAGGTCTAGCAAAGGTACAGGATAACAATGATAAGTCAATGACACTTCTCATTGAGTGTGTACAAATTGCAATGAAGCAGTATGCGCCAGAGGTAGCAGGCGATATTGCAAAACTTGAAGATGTTATTGATCTTCCAACCGTGTATCAAATCATTGAAGCAGCATCAGGAATCAACCTGACTGAATCTGCAATTCTTGCGTTGTCAGCACAAGATGAATAATTAAATAGGAGGCTTACGGTTAATGGCAGGAGATACTAATACCAATATTTTTATAGGTATTGATACAACTCAAGCCATGGCACAACTTCGTGCCTTAGAGAAAGAGTTAACTGCCCTTAACCGTGCCATGATTACTGGCACCTCAACTGCTGCTCGTGAGCAGGCCAGATATGCACAATCATTGATGCATAATGTTAATGCAACAGGTTTGTGGACTGCATCAACAATGAAGATGAGCAGTGCCACAGAACAGTTTGCAGATAGTCTTGATAAGGGCAAGTTATCCCTTAAAGAATATTATAGATATGGAATGGCTTCCACAAAAACTTTTGGTAAGTTTTTTGGTAGCGAGTTTAGCACTGTAAGCAAGTTAGTAGACAGTCGTGTAAAAACACTTCAACAGCAATATGTTCAACTAGGTCGTGATGCCAATGGCGCTTTGAACGCTATGAAGTTTAGACCTAAAACTCTTAATTATAGCGATCTAACAACAAGCCTAATGCTGGCTACTCAACGCCATCAACTATTGAATAAACTTATTGACGATGGATCAACAAAACTTCTAAACTTTGGTAAGAATACACAGTGGGCTGGTCGTCAGTTGATGGTTGGTTTTACTATCCCATTAATCATGTTTGCTGGACAAGCAATTAAATCATTTAAAGAACTTGAAACACAGGTAATTAGGTTTAAAAAGGTTTATGGAGATATTTATACAGACAGCGGGGAATCAGCAAAAGCGCTAAAAGATATTCGTGCTCTTGCTGACGAATATACTGCTTATGGAGTAAAGGTTGCAGATACAATCAAGATGGCAGCAGATGCTGCAGCAATGGGTAATACTGGAGAAAATCTTAAAAATATTGTAAGACAAACAACAGATTTGGCTGTTCTTGGTGGAATTACACAAGAACAAGCACTTAACACAACTATCGCTTTACAAAATGCTTTTGATATTAGAGGATCAGAATTAAAGAAAACTGTTGACTTCTTAAACGCAACAGAAAACCAAACAGTCTTAAGCCTTGAAGATATTACTGCAGCAATTCCTAGAGTTGCTCCAGTTGTCAAGGCTCTTGGTGGAAATGTACAAGATTTAACATACTTCTTAACAGCAATGAAGGAAGGTGGAATTTCTGCAGAGCAAGGCGCTAACGCACTTAAGTCTGGTCTTGCATCTTTAATTAACCCCACAAACTCTGCAACAAAAGCAGCAAATCAGTATGGCATTAGTATCAAGGGCATTGTAAAAGCAAATGAAGGCAATCTTAGAAACACCGTTGTTGGTTTTGCAAATGCACTAAAGCCACTTACAGACCTACAAAGAGCACAGGTTATTGAAAAGGTTTTTGGTAAATACCAGTTTGCTAGAATGAGTACGCTCCTTAATAACTTAACTAAAGACGGATCACAGGCAGCAAGAGTGCTACAACTTACAACAGCAAGTGCAGAAGAACTTGCAATCTTAACTGAACGTGAAAAGAAAACACAAGCAGATTCAGCAATGAATAAACTTGCTCAGGCAGTTGAAAGACTAAAGGTTGCAATTGCTCCAGTTGGAGAAATGTTTGCAAAAATGGTTATCCCTATTGCAGAATTTTTCCAGAAGATTTTTGATAAGTTTTCAAGTTTGCCAGAAGGTGTAAAAAAGTTTGCAGGAATAATGGTTACCGCTATTGGTGGTATTGGCCCAATTCTTTTGATGACTGTTGGTCTTGTTGCTAACGGTATTGCAAATATACTTAAACTATTTAACTTAATGCGTAAGGGATACCAACAACTAGCATATGGTTCCCAAGATGTTGCATTAAAAACACAATACTTATCTCAAGAAGAATTAGAAAATGCCTCAATAACAAATGCATTGTATACAAAGCATGAAGCACTATCTGCTTCATACAGACTAGAGGCCCAATCTCTTGGTGCTTTGATGAATGTATATCGTCAAGCAAATACATCAATGGGAGCGTTTGCAGCAAACAATAGTGGACTATTTGTTCCAAGAGGAATTGCTCCTAAGAAGTTTGCATCTGGTACTGAAAGCGTCCCAGGTCCAAGAGGGGCAGGGGACATAGTTCCAGCAATGTTGTCTCCTGGAGAAGCAGTTATTCCAGCAAAGCAAACTAAAAAGTATGGTGGATTTATTTCACAAATTCTTAAAGACAATGTTCCAGGTTTTGCAACTGGCCCAGGATTCTGGACACCACCAAAGGTTAAAGGATCTGCTATCTTTGGACCAGCAGCAGAAGTATTTACACCAAAAATAGATTTAAGTCGTCCAACAAGCACAAGAGCACTAGGTGTAACAAGGTTTAGACCTCTTCCTGGAGGAGACAAACCACAAGTTTTACCAAGATCAAACGTATCATCTCTTACACCATTTTCTTTTATACCAAATCCTAAAGATCCAAAATTAACAGATGTTTTCTTTAATGGAGACTTTTTATTTACTAGAAAGTTTAACTCAGTAAAAGATCAAGCAAAATATAATGAAAAATACGGTGCGTTTAAGGCAAAGAATACAAACAATAGTGATGAAATTTTATTAAGAAATGTTAGAGATTTACTTTCAAGAAAAAATGCACAAGATCTAACAGCAAGTAAACTATTTAGTTCTACTCTTGGAGGAAAAAGAACTAGTCCAGTTTCTTCAGCAGCAAAGTCCCGTAGAACTCAGTATCAGCAAAAGAAAGAGTTTTTAGCACTACAAAAATATTTTAAGGAAGAGGAAGACCTTATAAGAAGCCATCCATCAATGACAATGGATGACCTAGTTAAACTTACAGCACCTGCTGCAAGAATTGATGGGCAAAGACTTAAAGATGTAATTAGAGAAAAACAAGACAGAAAACTATTTAGACTTTCTCCAGCACTAAGCCATGGCGAGGCAGCAAAAACAAATAAGAGAACAGCAGAACAAGATGTAGCATCTAATCTTTTTGAAGATACAAATCAGATGAACCTTGTATATCTTTATAATGGAAATAGATCACATATTTCAACAAGAAGAGAAGCAGAATTATTTCTTGATCAGTTAAAGTCAAAGAAAAATCCAAACTCTTTTGATAAGTATGGAATGATTGCACTAGAAAAAAGATTAAAAGATGGATTCTATGAAAAGTTTAAGACTAGACAAGATGATTTGCTCATGCTATCAAACGGTATTATGTCTGTCCCTGGACCAAAGGGCGCTGGAGATATTCAGCCTGCAATGCTTGCTCCAGGAGAAGCGGTAATTCCTGCAAAACAAAGCAAAAAGTATAGTGGTCTTATATCTGGAATCATGTCAAACCAAATTCCTGGATTTGAAAATGGTCCTGGAACTTGGACAGGCAATCCAGGATCTTGGAGAACTCCAGGCTCATTAGATGATCCGTGGGAAACTTCTCCTTCAAGAGGTACAAAAGGTCAAGATAGAGTTGAAAGAGCAATTGATAAGTTCTTTGATAAACCAAGAGTTAAAAAACTTGGGGACAGAATTGATAAGTTTGCTGCACAAATGGGTAAAACAACCCCAAAGGTTGCTCAACTTGGAGTAACAGCATCACAAACAACAAAAGATTTTGGAACTGACAAGACAAGAGGCTTTAGAGGTTTTATGTCGGGGTATTCAAGAGTTCCTCAAACAGATGAAACTGGTACAAGATTAACAGCAGCACAAAGAACAAATGCACGTCAAGCAATGCGTATGGAAAGAAGCCAAAGAATGATGGGTGTTGGAATGGCTTCCATGATGGTTCCAATGGTCGCTGGTGCATACGCTGCAAAGAATCCAGATAGCGGTGTTGCAAAGAACATGGATAAGATTATGATGGCATCAATGTTGCCTATGCTTATTCCTTTGATTAATAGTCCAGCAAAAATATTAGCAACTTCTTTAATTGGACTTGCAGCAGTTTTCAAGTTACAGTCTGGACAAATCAAACAGTCACTAGCAGATGGCGAAAAACAAGCAAAAGCAATGACAATGACAACAGATAATCTTGAGCAATTGGGTAAATACACCCAAAAGGTTTCCGCTGGTCAAATTGCTGCAGCACAAAGAGCAGGAAGAACAAAAGATATTACCCCAGTATCAATGGACTATGGAACTAACTTCCTTGGTTCTGATGCAGGAAAACAATTTAAGGCTAACTTTGACTCTACAATTAAAACTCTAGGCGCATCTGGAACTGCTCAGGCTGCAAGTGTCGTAGCAACTCAATTAGCAACAGCAGTACAACAAGGCGTGTTAACATCAGATCAGGCAGAATCAATTGCGATTAAACTTACTAGAGATCTTAATGACGCAACACTTGAAATGAGTGTACGTGGAAAACTAATTGAACTATTAGGCCCTAATGGTCAAAACTTAACAATAGATCCATTGTCTGTACAAGTTAAACTTATTGCAGAAGGAAAAACTCTACAAGAGGCAGTTTTCCTAAATCTACAACAAGCATTAAATGATGTTAACCAAGGTATTGGTCCAAACATGAAACTAAACCCACTTAAGGGAGTTGGTGGTCGTCGTGCTAACGAACAAGCAGGTGGTGCAATTCTAGGCAATCCAATGAACTGGAGTGAGACTGCACAAATGCAAGGTTTGGCAGCAACAGTTGGAAGTGCAAGTTTTATCAAGATTTTGAATACCGTTAGAACAGCAAGAGCAGCAACCGCAGCAGCCACCGCAGGTACAGCAGCAGCAACAGCAGGTACTGCTGGAGTAGCATCACCAGCACTAATCGCTGCTGCAGGTTCACTTGCAATAACAAGCACCGCAGAGTGGCTACTAAGAAAGTGGCAACAGGGAGAAGAAAAGAAGTTTATTGCTAAAAATGCTGGAACTCTTGCAGGCATAGTAAGCCAAAATATTTTAGCGGGACAACAAGGTATTGATGCAGTAACAAAAGAATATGATACTGCTCTTGCAAACCTTGAAGTTAAAAAGAGTTTAGCAAAAACAGAAAATGAAAGATCACTTGTTGAGCAAGAAATATTAAAGATTCAAATTAAAAAAGAAAGTGCACTTGCAACCCTTAGAGCAAGTCAAGCAGCACAGGCAAAAACTGCTGCAGATTATTATGACAGCATAGGATCTGAAGAAGGCAAGAGTAAATATCTTAGTGCTTATAGAACACAGATGGTTAATAAGTTTAAAGATGATCCATACCAAAAAGCACAAGCAGAAGCACTTTCAACACAAATAAAGGGAACAACTGCTAAAGCACAAATTGAGGTAATGACCTTGGTCAATTCTGACCAAATGACAGTTTCTCAAGCAAAAGCACTTACAACTACACTTCTGTCTACTGGCCAAAAGAATATTGATAGAACAATCAATACTATTATCAACTTGCAAGGAACAGAGGGTGTAAGTAGACTTGCTGGAATTCTTGAGTTTATTCCAAACCCTGTAAACCAAAGAAATATTTTAGTATCTGTTAAAAACTTAGACCCAGCAGCAGCAAATGAAGTTTATTCTGGCCTAGAAGAACTTATTAAGATTCCTGATTATGTTGGAGTTAAACTTGATCTTGAAACACAAAAAGATGACATTAATGAGATTAAAAGACTTGGCAAAGAAACGACTTCACTAAAGAAGGCTTTTCCAAATGGAAAAATTGATCTTAAGGTATTAACAGATTTACAACAAAAATCTGGTGGACCTGGACAAAACTTAACACTTGATAAGGCAATTGAAAAATGGGATATTCTTTCTAAACTTCCAAAGGAATTACAATTCCAAGCAATGATAACTCTTGGTGCTCTTGATATGAGTGATTCAATTAAAACAATGCTTGATAGAGAAGTTGAAAATTCTTTCATGAATGCAAATCCAAGCCTTGCATATTCAGCAGTTCCAGGTTCTGCTGCAGACACTGCAAAGAAACAAGCATTTGAATCATGGAAAAAGTCAGAGGCTGGAATCAAGGCCACAATGAAAGCAACAAAGGATTTCTACAGCAATAAACTTACTGAAATTTTTGGAACTGAAGTACCAAGCACAGTCAAGGGTGGTTCAGGCGGTGCTTCTGGAACTGGAACAAAACAAGATAACTCTTGGCTGATTGATCTTGCTCAAAAGTTAAAACTTGTTAAAGATTCATCTATTGATGCTCTTAATCCATTAAAGTCAATTCAAAAATTCTTAGGTGGAGATCTTAGTGGACAAGGCGGAGGCAGTGTAAAAAGTAATACTTCTCTTGATAAACAATTAGGAGCAATAAGGCAAATTGATGATCTTGCACTTGCTGGTAATATTGGTGGTTTGTCTGATGATTTCCGTGACATTTTAATGAGCATGGATCCAGAGCAATTCAAGATATGGTCAAAAACATTATTTGAGGTTGGTAAAGACGGAAGAATAAAAGGACTTAAGCAGGCATTTATTGATATAAACAGTGCATTTAAAACTAGTACTATTGGTAAGTATATTGAAGATGAAAGAAAAGCAACTGATGAGATTAGAGATCGTGCTAACGCATACTATAGATTAACTGACATTGCAAAAGAATATAAATTTACTGCAACAGATACAGTTGATCTTTTAAAGAATCAATCGCTAGTAGGAGATATTGCTAATGGCATTAAGTATTCAAAAGAAGAACTTGAAACTCTTGTTGCAATAAACAAAGAAAGAAGAGAGCAAGCAAATAGAGAAACTACCACAAAGCAGTTCCAAGATAATGCTCAAATACAAATACAAATAGACGCATTTAAAAAGTTAAAAGATTCTGGAATTGAGTTCCAAACAATTTTGCAGATTATTGGTAAGCCAGACTGGGCAGCAAATGTATTGGATGCAACTGGTAAGATTCAAGATGAATTCCCTAATATGATTAAATCTGCTACTGAGTATAGAAATCTTTTGTTTGAACTACAGCAACTTCAAGAAACAAAAACTGACAAGATGGGTCAGAAGTTTGCTGCAGAAAATGCAAAGATTACTGCAAAAGCAATGGCTGACTTTAGAAAAACAAACGGAATGTCTGTTCAGCAGTACCAGGTTATTACTCAAGAAAGAGAAAATGCCAAGCAAGCATTACAGGATCAAATTGATATACTAAATGGTGGGTTTACTGTATTTGATAAACTTGAAACTTCAATAAATGATTCATATACAGAAAAGAACAAGTTAATTGATGAACAAATATCTGCTCTTCAAAAGGTATCACAGATTAATGAAGAAATTGCAAGCCAGCAAAAAGATCAACTTGATTTGGCTAGTGCAATTACTTCTGGAGATATTTCAGCAGCAGCCCAAGCAGCAGAGCAATATCGTGCCAATAGAGCCAAGTCAGCAGAAGCAAGCGCAGTTGATGCTCTTAATGTAAGAAAAGATATTCTTGAAAAACAAAAACTTAAGGACATTGCTGCACTAACAACAGTTATTAATGGGGTCACATACACAAGACAACAGTTAACAGATAAAATTGCATTAATTGAAGAAGGTCAACTAAAAACTTTAATAGATGAAATTACTGCACGTAATAGAGTCATTGAAACATATGATCAATCAATTGCTAAGGCACTAGCGCTTGTACAGATTAATGGATATAGCCTTGAAGAGTATGAAGCAATTAAAACTGCGGTTGCTGCAGTAAATGACGCTCTTGATTCTCAGATCTTAAACATTGATGACATAATTTCTTCAGTTGGTGGAGTTGAAGCAGCATGGCTTAAGGTTGCAGCAGCAGCATCATCAGTAGGCGTAAACAATGCAACTGCTACTACTAAAAATACACCAAAAGAAACATCAACTGCTAAGATAGTTCCAATTCCTCTTTCTCCTTCAGTAGAGAAGGTAGATCAACTTGCACAAAGTATTTCTACTAGAGTTGAAACAATGACGGTAAGAGAACTTGCAAAATATGGTGGAAATCCAGTAATAGCAGAACAAAATTTAGTAGACATTGCAGCAAGAGGACTTGGACCAAGATATGGCGGAATGCTTAAGGGAATGTTTGCTATGGCATCTGGTGGAGTTGTTCCTAAGTATTTTGCATCTGGAGGATATTCAGTAGGAACTGATACAGTGCCAGCCATGCTCACCCCTGGAGAATTTGTTGTTAAACGTTTTGCGGTAAAGAAATTTGGCGTTGAAAATCTTAAGGCAATAAATGACGGCACTTATAGGTCAGCAGGATCATCTGTAGCATCAGTAAACAACAACTCCAATTCAGTGTATAATTATGGTATAAGCGTTAATGTTTCTAATACAAATGCAAGCACGGACGATATTGCAAAGGCAGTAATTACTCAAATTAGAAATATTGATAATCAAAGAATTAGGGGTCAAAGATAATGGCAACATTAGCATACATGAATCAAAGAAAAAAATATTCAAGACCTCAAAGCATTCTGTGGTCAGAAAATCCTGGAACCCTTACAGACGGGCTATATGTTCCAACTGGATATGAGGTGGGTGGTAGTTATCCAGAAGATGCTGACTCTAGCCTAATTGATCAATTTTTGGTTTTATCAGATCACAATCGTTCAGAAATGGATTTTACTTCAAAACGAATTGAACAAAGACAAAGAACTATTAATGGCAGAATGCGTTCTTACCATATTGCAGACAAACTAGAAATGACAGTATCTTGGAATAATTTACCATCAAGATCACATAATGCTAGTCCACAATTTTCTTATCAAACCTCAAGAAGCGATGCAGAGGCATATACTGTTGATTCAGGAGCAGGCGGTTCAGAACTACTTGATTGGTATGAAAATCATAAAGGTTCTTTTTGGATGTTTTTAGGATATGACAAATATAAAAATTTTGAAGGAACAGAAAATCCATATAATCATTTAACACAATATAACCAGGTTATTGAAGTTTATTTTTCTAACTTTAGTTATTCTGTTGTTCGTCGTGGTCAAAATAATCATGATTTATGGAATGTAAGTGTTAGCCTAGAAGAGGTATAAATGTTTGTTAATGAAACATTAAAAAATCATTTTGAAACTTCTTCAACAATTAGATTAGATTCTCTTGTTCTTGCAGAGTGGAACATGAACATGCCAGATAATATATTTAAAATTGGTAACTATAGATATCGCCCACAAGAATTAGGAAGCCCATATTCAGTATTGCTACAAAGTTTTGATATTTCTGATTCTGGTAATTACTATACAGATGCACTTGAATCTGAAATTATTGTTAGTAATGGATTTACCAATGAAGATATTCCACAATTATTTTTATCAACTAAAGAAAAAGAAAAACTTTTTTATTCTTTGCAAGATTGTTTAAGTCCTTTTAGGCCACGATCTGGAATTAATAAACCACTTTATTTTAGTGGAAAATATATTGCAAATTCAGGAAACAATATTGCTGAAAGACCTAGATACTATATGCCTTCAAGGTATGACCAGTTTAAATATTGGACTTCATATAGAACAGAATCAAATAAAGAGTATGGAATTTCAAGCACAAAGATAGAAAATGAATACTATATCTCTGATGCTGCTCCTTTTGTTGTATATAAAGAACCAGTGCCAACAAATAGAATTGTTGTTAAAATGCAAACAAATGTTGGAGATGTTGATCTTGGACCATTTCAAACATCTACATCCAGTATTGATGATCCATTATACGGGGACTTGAATAAAACAACTCCAGTAAGATGGAGAATTCAGTATTTAGATAATAACAACTGGGTAGATGCTTATTCTTTTGATCAGAACACACTTAGAGATGATGGAACGGCAGCAATAAAATCAGATGGATATGTTGAAATAGAATTTGGAGTCATAGTCCCAGAAGAATATAGAGATATATTTATACATGCAGAAACACTTTCTAGCGCAACACTTCTGCCTTCAGAGTCTATTCTTGGTTATGCATATCATATTATTGAAAATGAAGGAGACGCTGGAACATTTTATGTATGGAATGGATCTGAATATAAAAGTTTTACCGCAGTCTATGGATGGAAACTTGGCTCAGGATCAATTGACAACAATACAGACTTTTTAACAGATTTTACTTCTCCGTCAACATACGTTAGTTATGAAAATAATGCAACATTATATAGAGAGTTTTTGTACATTAAGGGATTACGCATTGTTGCTGAAACTATGAATAAATTTGACTGCACCTTTGACCTAATTGAAATGTCTCCTAGACTTGTTGCCAACATATCTGACAAAGTTGTTGACTACAGAATTACTAAAATATTATCAGACATTGGAAGTACCTCTTTGCCAGTTGGACAACTTCTTGCTTCTACTGGAGAAATAAGTATATTTGATGAAGATCAATCTTTTAATTATGAAAATACGTCAAGCATTATTAGTAAATATATTAGAAAAAATATAAAGTTTAGTTTTTATGAAAATATTTTAGATGTTGAAAACTATAACTACTATGTTCCCATTAAAACTTTGTACTCTGACGGCATGCCACAGGCAGACACAACTGGAGCAAGTATAAACATTGGTCTTCGTGATTTTTATTTTTATTTTGAATCAATGCCAGCGCCAAGATTATTGCTTACCAATGTATCTTTAAGTTATGCTATATGTGTTTTGCTTGATTATATTGGATTCACAAACTATTCTTTTAAAAGACTAGAGTCAGAAAATGATCCAATTATTCCATATTTTTTTGTTGCACCAGATCAAAATGTTGCTGAAGTTTTAAACCAACTTGCAGTATCTACACAAAGCGCAATGTTCTTTGATGAATATAATAATTTTATTGTAATGAGCAAAAATTATATAATGCCATCCACTACAGAAAGAGAAACAGACTTTGTTTTAAGTGGTAGCAATAATCAGTCCGACGCAGGCGTAATTGAAAACCAATCATCTGGAAACCTACCAAATATTTTGCAGATTTCTTCTAAAGATAAAAGAATATATAACGATGGAAAAATTAACTATACAACAAGATATATTCAAAGGTCTTATGGATCAATTCGTCAAGCAAGTTTAATTGATCAAGAAAAAACTTGGATATATAAGCCAGTTCTTTTGTGGGAAGTTGCTGGAACAGAAAACACAAAGACTATTAATGAGTTAGCGTCAAAGCAAGGAAATTATGTTTTAGGAGCAATGCCACTTAACTCAGAACTTTCCAATCAGCCACCAACCGTATCTTTAAATTCTCTGACAAACAATGTTCTTGATTTAGGAGAAAACATTTATTGGCTTACAAGGTATCAAGGTTATTTTTATTCTAATGGGGAAATAATTAAATATGATGCAGCGCAATTTAATGTTACTGGAACAGGCAATGTCTGGATTTCAGATAATCAAGAATACCAAAAATATTTTGCATCACTTCCATTTAATGGAAAAATATATCCAACTGGATTAGTTCGTATCTATGCAAAACCATACTATGAGGTTGTTGAGGGAGCAACTAGATTAAAAAATGGAGAAGTTGAGTCCCATGGTAGAGCGCAATTTGGAACAAGCATAACCAGCCACTCTTCTGGACTTTCTTCATACTGGTCTAATAATGATTATGTCCGTGCATGTCAAATGAAATCCAACTATTTATTTACAACTGAAATTGATCCAACATTACCCTCAACAGAACTAGGTGCTGCTGGAGTTAACAACACTATATCAAAACAGACAACTAGAAATGGAGTACTAAAAAACTTTATGGCTGTTTCTAATAAAACAGAAACCTCAGTTAACTCTTTTCAGTCAACCCAGTCTGGAACTATACAGTCCTCAGCACTTGTTATGAATGGTCCATCTTTTAAAACAACAGAAGTTCCACTTGAATATGTATCGTATGTATATAAAAACTTAGATAATGCATATAAGCATTTTGGCACAAGAATGCGTATTGTTGGTAAGGTAGAAAATAATATTCAACGTTTTCAAACTCCTTTTGGCTCAACTTCTTATTATCAGGTTAACGGATCAAACCCAAGCCAAAGTGTAGCAATTGGAGGAGGATCTGGAGGATTAGCAATAATGTTAAACCCAGAAACTAACAATGGATATTATTTTGAAATTATTGCTTTAACCGAAAACAACGTAGAATCATACCTTAACATTGATTCTCAAGGACAAAGTGATATATCAATTAATAACATTGTTTTTTATAAAATTAAAAAGGAAACTGGAAGTTCTAATGCAATTCCAGTAAAACTTTGGGGAGGATTGTCAAGCATCCTGGTTGATGATGGTCGCTTTACTGGACAATACAGAATGACTGGTGAAGAAAATCCAACAGTTTATGATTTATCTGTTGAGTATGAAAACATCGGAACAATAAGAAGATTTTATTTGTATGTCAATAATAAATTAATTAAGGTTGTAGATGACACAGATCCACTTCCAGTTTATAATAATATGGCATTGTTTGTACGTGGATCTTCAAGATGCATGTTTGAAAATGTTTACGCAATTTCAAAAAATTATTCTCAAAATACTGTAGCCACCGTTTCTCCAGTGATACAAAGAGTTTTTGGACAAACAGAAAACTCTAATGCGTATAGCAAAGAAACTGGATTGTTTGGTGAAAATGAAATTAATCTTAATGAATCATTTAGAAAATATGCAATGAGCGGAGTAGTTCAGTCAACCTATTTGTCTGGAATAAGTTCTCAGCAGCCACCAAAATACAATATGTATTTTGAAGAGTTTGGGTCAATAATGAGAGAGTGCGCTTATTTTAATGTTAAATATGATCGTGCCTACCCAGCACTTTATGCAAAATTATCTCCAACATTTAATAGAATTAAGGGATATACGGTTTCTGGATTTTATGCAGATTCATATGGAGCAGAATTTTTAATTTTTAACTCAACAGATAAGGCCCTTGTCCTTGATGAAACTAGTGGTAACTATCTTAGAATTCAAGGTGTTACATTTACACAAGATACAACCCATACGCTAACTGTTGATGAGTACTACAATAAGCGTGGAAATCTTGCTGACCCAGAATTAAAAGGCACAACCCTTGTATATTCCCCATTAGTTGAACAACAAAAATATGACAATATTAAACTAAGTAGACTTACATATGGTAAAAATGAGTTTAGCATTGATACTCCATACATTCAAACTGAAGATGATGCAAATTCTTTAATGGGTTGGATTACAGAAAAATTAATGACACCTAAAAAGGCTATTGGCTTAAATGTTTTTGCAATACCAACTTTGCAACTTGGAGATATTGTTACAATTAACTATAAGGACACAAATGAAGTTAACATGGTTGCATCAGATTCTTCAAGGTTTATAGTATATAATATTGAATATTCAAGAAGTTCTGACGGACCGTCAATGACTATTTATTTGAGTGAGGTATAAAAAATGAGATACTACGGAAATGTAATTGATGGTGGAGGAGATGACTCAGATCAAAGAATGCTTAGAAGAGTTAAATCCGTATCTAAAGAAGAACAAGCGGTTAGAGATGCTCTTGCGGTAGTGCAAGCAGATACTGGTGTAGAAAAAGCACAAGAAATAATAAGGCAACAAACTTATGCAAACTGGAGAGCAGCAGAAAATGCATATAATGAGTCAACAGCAGTTTTTCCAGCAACAGCGTCTGCTCCAAGCGTTTCTGTTCCAGTACAAAACTTAATTCCACAAAATCAAACACCTCCACCAATTGTAAGTTCAACGCCACCGACACCTACTCCAACAAATACCATTGCATCATCTGTAGCAAAAACAATAACAAATCCAATTAAAACAGCAACACCAGATATTATATTATTTGACGACAGTGCAGTACCCGTAGAAATTATGACAGATCTTATATTTGAAAATATAGGTGGTCAAGAGTTAATTGGAATAGCAAGAACAGATACCATTAATGGACAAAAAATATTTTATCAACCAATTAAAAATATTAATTCTATTAATCAAGAATATAACCCAAATAATATTGTTGGACTCCAAAAAACTTCAGATAAGATTTTTTCTGGGTTTGCAATTAAACTTGAAAATAAGGTGCCAAATGTCACTAACTCTGAAGACAATAATCCAGTCTACATAGACGGATCTGGAAATCTTATAATTGATGGAGTTAATATTAATAATGATGAACAGTTTGAGATTGAGATAGCCTTAAGTGGTACAATATATGAGACGGAGATATAATGATAACTAATACTGGTAAAAATATTATTGGCAAGTACTTACTTGGGCAAGCACCTTCCTTTGCCTCTTATATAGCCGTTGGATGCGGTTCTAAGCCACTTTTAAGCACCGACCCATATGGAGACTACTCCGACAACATAAGTCTTGATTTTGAGATGTTTCGGGTTCCTATTTCGTCTAGGGGCTTTGTAAATGAAGAGGGGGTATCTAAACTAGTTTTGACTGCAGAACTCCCAACAGAAGAACGATATGAGATTTCTGAGATTGGTATTTTTTCTGCGGGATCAAACTCAGCAGCAGGATCATATGATAGCAAGACTATCCTAGCCTTTACCCAAACAGAAAACTGGCAACATCATACAAGTTTAGCAACAACCGCTATAGGTACAATTACAGAGCCATTAGATTCACCAAACGATGATAATATTATTGCAACAGAAAATGCAGTATTTCAAACAAACGCAGACAACAGTATTTTTTATAAAACAACCCGTGCAGAAAGATATGAAAGATGCAGATTTTTAAATAACATAATTGTTATTAATGGTTCAGACGCAAATTTAACTAAGAGCGTTTCACTAACAAATGTTTCTGGAAATGGAACAGCAATTACATATACAACATCAAAAGACCATAATCTTACAGTTGGAGATACAGTAACGGTAAGTGGAGTAAATCCAGTCAACTACAATATTTCTGGAGCAGTTGCAACAGTTCCGTCAACAACAACATTTACCTTGTTGAGCAATCAGATAGGAGCATATGTTTCTGGAGGATCAACAACTGTTAAACATTTTTATATTGAAGATGGATCTAACCACATACACTTGGCTGGAACATTGCTTGATTTTGACAAGAACTCACCGATTGATGAACTTAAACTAGTTTTTTCAGTAATAAATAAAGAGGGTTCTTCTGGAGCATCTCCAGATAATGTTAGGGTTTTAGTTGAGTTTGCATCTTCAGATCAAACAGATGGAGAGTATGCTAGATTTGAAGCAGACATAGTTAAGGGTACTGACCCAGGAGAGTACGATCTAACAGACAATCGCTATTGTTTAGTAACCAAACAACTACAAGAGTTATACACAACACCTAACTTTACATGGAATTCAGTATCTGTAATTAAGGTTTATGCTTCTACCTTTGTAAGCGATGTTCTTTCTGATAATTTTTATGTCGCTCTAGATTCTATGAGACTTGAAAATGTTGCAACAACAAACCCTATTTATGGTTTAACTGGGTATTCTGTTATTAAAAATACAGACGCAGTAACAATCGTTAAGTCGCCAAACACTACAAACTATATTGAGTTTAGATTTTCAATAGGTGTTTCATAATGGTAGACTCTGGCATTAAAAAGGCTATTGTTTTAAATAATGAACTTCCACCTATCAATCCTGAGACTAATGGTTATGAAGTAAGATATAGAATTGTTTCTGAAGATAAAAATAGAACATCTCATTGGTCACCATCTTTTATTATTGACTCAGGATTTACTTATACTTCAGGCTTAATTAGTTTTAATAAAAATGGATCAATAGCAACTTTTTCGTGGGATAGCGTATCAGTATCTAAAAATTTAACATACATAAGACAAGCACATGAATACGACATATGGGTTAAATGGGATAGAGATGACAGCGGAGATTGGCTCTATAAGCAAAGGATTGATGGAACCAGTGTGTCTTTTCCTATACCATCAACTTACACCATTGGCGGGGTAGTTCAAGGATCACAACCCAATAAACTATCTATAGAAATATACTTAAAAGGTAATCCAGTAACCAGAGAGTTTGATACGCTCTTGGTATATGAAGATGGACCACACACGATTTAATGATATAATGGAGAGATAATGGCTAAAGTACCGCTACCCGAAAGAGGGCAACCGCTAGATGTAACATACATCTATCAACTTGCTGAAACAGTAAACGAACTTGCTACGCAGGTTTCTTCAGCAACCTATAACTACACTACTATTAATAACGGTATTGCTGGAGCACAAAGCGTAAAAACTTCAGAAACAAAGATCATCGGTGGATATGTTCAAGTAGCAAACAATGCAACCGTAACAGCAGCATCTGAGGTTTCTTTTTCTTATACGTTTGATGACTTTAAGTATTCTCCTATTGTGTCAGCAACACCATACAATATTGGAAATACACCTGCTGGACAAAACGTTTCAGTGATTTTAAAAACAATTACAACCAGTAAGGTTGAGGGTGTTGTTAGATTTGGTGCCTCTGGTGACCTATCTCTAGCAGTACACCTAATTATTATTGGTATACCAAACTAAAGAAAATAAAAGGGTAGAGAATGATTAATTGCAGAAGATGCAAGGGAAGAATTTTTATTGACAGACAATACACTTCTCAAATGCATATTGAAACTTACTGTGTTCGTTGTGGGGAAAGAGAGTTTTATCATCCACCGCAAGATAGCAAGGAGGGCAGATGGCTACTGCTAAGCGAAAAATACAGAGCGAAGAGTACAATCAGTCCACTGTAATTAAAGGAAACCAAAAGGTTTGGTTTTTAAATAATGATTTAGTTAGAATTCATCATAGTTCTAGATCAACTGGAATGGTTTCTTTTTACAACATAACAAAGGATAGACTTGAAACTTGTTTGCGTTCTGACTTTAGAAGAAATAGGGAAAGAGCGTATACTATAGCAGAAACTGCTGTTCTTGTCAATAGGCATCGTAAATATTTACCAAGACTAATTAAATCAGGAACTATTCCTGGTCCAACAGGTTCACGAAAAGGTGGAGAACCAGGATGGCAAGTAAGAGCATATTATTCGGAATCGCAAGTAAAAGAGATACGTGCTATACTTGCAAGTATACATATTGGACAACCAAGAAAAGATGGACTAGTAACAAATAACATGACACCTACAACACAAGAGTTGACAAGGCGCATGGGAGACGGTATACTTACATATACAAAGACGGAAGACGGCAGATTTATTCCAGTATGGTCAGAAAGTATTTAGTAACAAGAAAATGGGTGGGTAATGGAAAACGATTCAACAAAAGTAAATGTAACACTTGGATACACTCTCAATCTGGGTAATTTCCAGTCATTGAGACTTGATCTTGGCGTAACTGATAGCAAGCGTGATGGGGAAACAACAGATCAAGCATTTGAGCGTGTCTATAAGTTTGTTGAAGACAAACTAACAGATAAGATTAATGAGGCTAAGGTAGAACTAGAGGAGTAATGGCTGATCGCAAAGACAGGATGGCTTTGCTCAGTCGCTACAACAAATTTTATACGCAACGATATGAGCGTAAGTCTAACATTAATTTAAATGTTGAACAATGGGCTGCTGATGCATTGGTTGAGTCATACGGAATTTCTCAATGCTATGACTTGCTAGAGTATTATTTTGGTATTGCACAAGAGCCTAATTGGAATTATTTTGCTTATAATGCAGAAAAAATTCTTAATGGTAAACTAGAAGTAGAAGAAGATATTAAACAAAGAGCAGAACTAAGAAAAAGAGCGAAGGAGTGGCTAAGTGAATAATACAGAAGCAAAAGTAATTTCTGCAGTGTTAGCCGATAAACAACTTCATGTTTTGCTTCAGGCAAATGTAGAGACATTGCTTCGCACACATAATGATGTTTGGAATTTTATTAGACTGTATGCAGAGAACAATGGTACAGTTCCACCAACATCGTTAGTTGTAGAAAAGTTTAGAGATTTTCAGCCAGTACAAGGTATAGGAGCAACAAAGCATCACCTTGAAGAATTACAAACAGAATATTTAAATGATAGCCTTAAGGATATTTTGCGTTCTGCAGCAGGAGAAGTTCAAAATGGCCAAGGAACACAAGCGCTTGAAGAACTAATTACAAAAACTTCTCAGTTAAAAAAGAACACGTCTGCAATTCGTGATATTGATGCTACAGATATTGATTCTGCAATTGCATATTTTGAACAGGTTAAAGAGCAGCAGGCTTTAGGTCATAGAGGAATTAAAACAGGCCTTCCAGGTTTTGATAACTATCTTCCATCTGGAATTATGCCAGGGCAGTTAGGAGTCTTCTTAGCATACCCAGGTATAGGAAAGTCGTGGATGGCTCTATACTTTGCTGTACAGGCCTGGAAACAGGGCAAGACACCACTTATTATTTCTCTTGAGATGAGTGAAACAGAGGTTCGTAATCGTGCTTTTACTATCATGGGTGAAGGTCTTTGGTCTCACAGAAAATTATCTAATGGAGAAGTAGAACTTGATATGATGAAGAAGTGGCATACTAACAAGATTGATGGTCGCCCACCATTCCATATCATTTCTAACGATTCTGGTGGTGAGGTTACTCCTTCGGTAATTCGTGGAAAGATTGATCAGTATAAGCCTGACTTTGTTGTTGTTGATTATCTTCAGTTGATGAACCCTAATCAAAAGGCTGATAATGAAACGGTGAAGATGAAGAATCTTTCACGAGAACTTAAACTCATGGCTATTAGTGAAGAAGTCCCTATCATTGCTATCTCATCTGCTACTCCAGATGATGTTAAAGATCTTTCTACAGTGCCTACCCTTGCACAAACAGCATGGTCTAGACAGATTGCCTACGATGCTGACTGGGTTCTAGCCCTTGGTCGTGCAAGTAATAGTGACATTATTGAATGTGCATTCAGAAAGAACCGTAATGGGTTTATGGGTGATTTTTTAGTCCAGTGTGATTTTGATAAAGGATATTACCGTTACAAGGATTTTGAAGATGGAAAATAATGTTTAATAAAAATAAAACAAATAAAATTATCTTTAAGGCTTTTAGTGAGCACTCTGAGTTTTTGACTGATATGCCAAAGCCAGCGTCAAATATAGTACCAGATTGGTATAAAAAAGAAAAAAATTTTTCAAATGGAAAAAATAATTTTTTAGATTCACTAAATAGTAATGTGGTTGGAACATATAAGTTATGCGTACCGCTAATTGACACAATGACTTCTGGATATCTAATTACTTTGCCAGCAGATATTGTAGTTAGGAATGACGGAACAAATGGAAACTATGTTCCAATGGTTACTTGGTTAGTTGATTGGGAGATTTTAGATCATTTAGAAACAAATGCTGCATTAAGTTATCCAACACCTCAAGGTTTTAATAAAGAAATATTTAGGTGGAGTTTTGATTTTCAGACAATAACTCCAGATGGGTATAGTTGTTGGATAACACATCCGTCACACAGATGGGATCTTCCCTTTTTGACAATAAATGGTTTTGTTGATACCGATAAACATCCAAGTGATTTGCGTTTACCATTCTTTTTTAAAGAAGGTTTTGTTGGAGTTATTCCAGAGGGAACACCAGTTGCACAATTAATACCAATAAAAAGAGAAAATTGGAAATCAGAAAAAGGTAATTTAGATCCTCAATGGAAATTTATTAAAAGAAACTCAAACAAAATAAGATTTATAAGAACATATAAAGACAAATATTGGTCAAGGAAAAAATATGAATAATATTTATACTGAAGAACAGATTCGTCGTGTTCTTAATGGTGCAGGAATTGATATTGAGGCAGAGTTTGGGTCTGATTTTATTATATTCTGTCCATATCACAACAACAATAGAACCCCTGCTGGAGAAGTATCAAAAGAAAATGGTTTGTTTTTTTGCTTTGGATGCCAAACTACAAAAAACTTAACAGAACTAATTATGTTTATGTCTAATAGAACATACTTTGAGGCTATTAGATATATAAAAAGCAAAGAGCAAGAATCAGATATTACTTCAGTAATCAATAAAACATTATATACTCCAGCAGATTTTGTACAGTATGACGAGTTATTAATTAAAAGATTAAATAATCAAGCAATTGATTCTCCAAGAGCAATGAGATATTTTGAAGGTCGCAGCATAACAAAAGATTCTGTGATAAAATTTAATCTTGGGTATTCAGAAAAGCAAGACTCGGTAACCATTCCAATGGCTACGCCAGATGGTATGTGTATTGGGTTTGTTGCAAGAACAATTGAAGGCAAAGACTTTAAGAATACTCCAGGGTTACCTAAGAGTAAGATTTTGTTTAACTTGCACAGAGTTAAAACATCAACAACAGTATATGTAGTAGAGTCATCGTTTGATGCTATACGACTAGATCAAGTAGGTTTCCCAGCAGTTGCAACACTGGGTGCTAATGTGTCTGTATCACAGATTAAACTATTAGAGAAGTACTTCAATAATGTTGTACTTGTTGCAGACAATGATGAGGCTGGCTCTATCATGAAAGATAAACTAGTTGAAAAACTAGGCCACCTTGTTACAGTAATACAGTTAGATAAAAAATATAAAGACATAGGCGATATGGATGATGATGCAATTAGAAAACTGGAGTTTCAGTTTGACAACTCTATCATCTCTATGCTAAAATAAAATATAAACACAGATATAGGAGAAAACATGGCTATTGTAAAGGGATTAAAAAATATCAACGCATTGGTAGATAAGCCCAAGTATGAAAGCACAGGAAGCAAGGTTCGTTGGCTTAAGTTGGCTGATGGACAATCAGTAAAGATCCGATTCATTGAAGAACTTGATGAAGACTCAGCAAATTATAATGAGGCTCGTGGTCTTGCACTCGTTGTTTCAGAACACACAAATCCAAAGGACTACAAGCGTAAGGCTGTAGACACAATGGATTCAGAAGGTCGTGACTGGGCAGAAGAGATGCATCGCAAGGATCCAAAGGCTGGCTGGAGAGCACGTCTTCGTTTCTATTGCAACGTACTTGTAGATGACGGCATTGAGGCACCATATGTGGCTATTTGGTCAATGGGTGTTAGCAAGCAATCTGCATTTAACACTATTCGTGAATACGCACTGGAGACAGGCAGTATTTCAAATCTTACTTGGAAGGTAAAGCGTAATGGTCAGGGAACTGAAACATCTTACACTCTAATTCCAGGTGGTCCAGACAAGGAGCCATTTGATTGGTCAACAGTTGAACCATTTCCACTAGAAAAGGCACTCAACAAGATTCCTTATGCTGAACAAGAAGCCTTCTATCTAGGCTTTGACACACCAGGTACTACCTCCGCAAACATGGACTGGTAATACACTAGGTGAATTACGTAGGTTTGCATGTCCATACACACTATTCATTGATGGATGGTGTTGCTACTCCAGAAGAATATATTGACCGAGCAGTTGAACTTGGTATGCCAGCATTGGCTATCACGGATCACGGAACCTTATCTGGGCATCGGGAACTGTACCGAATTGCAAAAGCAAAGGGCATCAAGCCAATTCTTGGCATAGAAGGCTATTTGGCATTAGATAGACATGATAAAAGGGATAAGTCCGAAAGGGTAGGTCCACTTGATGTTAACTACTTCCATATAGTCCTTCTTGCCAAGAACCAACAAGGCTTAGAAAATCTTAATAAGTTAAATGAAATTGCATGGACAGATGGTTTTTATCGCAAACCACGCATTGACTTTGAAGTTTTAGATAAATATGGAGATGGCATTATTGCTTTGTCTGCTTGTCAAGGTGGACTCATTGCAAAGGCTATTGAAAATGAAGAATATGCATTTGCAAAAGAAAAGGTTCAATGGTTTAAAAATCGTTTTAAAGATGATTTTTATATTGAACTTATGCCACATAATCCAAAAAACATTAACGATGAACTTGTTGCATTGGCAAAAGCATTCAATGTCAAGGTTGTTGTTACGCCTGACTGTCATCATGCTGACACAAGTCAAAAAGAAATTCAGGAAATGATGCTCCTGCTAAATACCCACGGCAAAGTATTAAAAGAATCAACCTTTGATAAATCAAAGAAGATTGACAATATGATGGAGCGACTAGATTATTTATATGGTGAAGATCGCCAAATGTCTTTCCGTACATTTGATATTCACCTTCTTTCATATGAAGAGATGAAGGCTGCAATGGCAGAGCAGGGTCATACCGATGAAGAGATGTTTACTAGTTCTCTTGAGATTGCAGACAAAATTGAAGATTATGACATTAAGTCTGGACTTGATTTACTTCCAGTTCAATATAAAAAACCAATGAATGAACTTAAAACTCTTGCTCTTGAAGGTTTAACTGAGCGTGGGCTTCAAAATAATCAAGAATATCTTGATCGCCTTGATGAAGAATTAACCATTATTGGAGAGAAAAATTTTGGTCCTTACTTTCTGGTTGTTCGTAACATGTTAAATTGGGCAAAGAAAGAAGGAATTATGGTAGGTCCTGGTCGTGGATCTGCTGCAGGTTCACTTCTTTGCTATGCTCTTGGAATTACAGACATTGATCCAATTAAGCATGGACTTTTGTTTTTCCGTTTTATTAATCCAGAACGTAATGATTTTCCAGACATTGATTCAGATATTCAGGATACTCGTCGTGATGAAGTAAAGGATTATCTAGTTAGACAATATCGCCATGTTGCTTCAATTGCAACATTCATGCAGTTTAAAGATAAGAACATTGTTAAGGATGTTTCCCGTGTTCTTAATATTCCTTTAGCGGATGCAAATAAAGTAAACAAACAAATTGATACTTGGGATGAATATTGCTCGTCAAAGTCTGCAGCATGGTTCCGTGAAAAATATCCAGAGGTTGAGATTTACGGGGAACAACTTCGTGGTCGTATTAAAGGTACAGGTATTCACGCTGCAGGTGTTGTAACATCTAAGGATCCAATATTTAGATATGCCCCAATGGAAACACGATCAGTTACTGGACAAGATGAACGTATTCCAGTTGTTGCAGTAGATATGGGAGAAGCAGAGAATATTGGTCTAATTAAGATTGATGCTTTGGGTCTTAAAACTTTGACGGTACTTAAAGATTGTATTGACATAATCAAAGAACGTGAAGGAACAAAGATTGACCTTCTTAAACTTAATATGGATGACGCTAATGTATACAATATGCTTTCAGATGGATATACAAAGGGTGTGTTTCAGTGTGAAGCAGCACCATATACAAATCTTCTTATTAAGATGAGAGTCAAAAATCTTGAAGAACTTGCTGCGTCTAATGCACTAGTTCGCCCTGGCGCCATGAACACAATTGGTAAAGACTACATTGCAATTAAACATGGTCGTCAGAACCCAGACTATAAGCATCAAATTTTAAAAACATTTACGGAGGAAACCTATGGTTGTATTCTTTACCAGGAACAAGTTATGCAGGCATGCGTACACCTTGGCGGTATGTCCATGTCGGAAGCAGATA